GATCCAGAAGGGCTACAAGCCGCTCGCGCACCAGAAGCTCATGGCTAATTTCATGGTGACGCACCCTAGATGCTTTAATCTCAGCGACATGGGCTGTGTTGGCGGTGAGACGCTGATCGATACCTTAGAAGGCCCGCAATCAATTGAGAGACTTTCTTACGGCAGGCGATTCAAAGTTCGGACATTGACGAACGAAGGTCCGCGCTTTGTCGAAATAGACCCGCCGTTCAGGAAGGGCTTTGACAAACTTTATCGCGTTTCGTTTCAGTCTGGACGGCAGATCGTCGTTACAGCTAGGCATGTCTTTTTGACTTCTCGCGGTTGGACTTCTTGCGAGCAGCTACAGACCGGCGAATCCCTTCCCGTATTCGACGTTTACCCTGAACAGTCCATTTGGGCACCTTGCCTTTCAGAGTTGCTGCCAAATGCGCGCCATTCGTTGCGAATAACTGAAGATTTTTTTCAGAATTCTTATATCCCCGTCTGTGATGAACAACCTCTGACGGAAGCAGATATCGTCCCAACTTCAGTTCCATCACCAAGCGGTGCTCCAAGACACAACCCTTTTGAGTGGCAAAAGGATGTTCCGGGCAGTGAATGTACACATAGCGTCCTGTCTGCTGACGCCCGCCTTTCCAGGACCCGTTATGGCGGCCGGATCGATCGGGGTGGAACGGGAGCTTTTCTTTCCGAATACGCCACCAAACTGACTTGTAGCTCATTTCATATTTCCGCGCGATATCGCCTGTTCCCCAACCGGCTTCGAGCAACTGGCGAAGATCAGGAATTGCGACTTTGTATTCCTTATGAGCGGGCATTACGTTCTCCATTTGACACTGTGACCCATATCGCATATGAAAGAACGGATGTCTACTACGACATGCACGTTCCGACGCACGAGAACTATGTGGCGCATGGACTGTGCAATCACAATACGATGAAAACGCTTGCGACCCTGTGGGCCGCCGATTTTGTCATGTCGCAATATCCGAAGGGAGAGTGCCGTGCTCTCATCGTCGCACCACTCAGCATCCTCCAACGTGTATGGGGCGACGCAATCTTTGCGAACTTTCTTGGTCGACGCACTTTTGCAATTGCGCACGGAAGCGCTGGCCAGCGCGCAGAAGAGTTCGGAACTAATTGCGACTTCTACATTATCAATTTCGATGGTGTGGGAGTTGGAGCCAAGACCAGAAAGCAGTTCAAGCTCGACGGCTTGTCGCAGGAAATTGCAAATCGAGCAGACATACGACTTGCCCTCATTGACGAAGCAAGCGCTTATCGAGATAGCACGACTAAGCGCCATCGGATCGCAAGACTGGTTCTTGGACAACGAGACTACCTTTGGCTGCTTACAGGCACCCCGACCCCCAATGGACCTACGGATGCATATGGACTGGCCAAGCTTGTCAACAATGGAAAAGGAGAATCCTACTCCAGCTTCCACAACCGGACCATGATGCGGTTGAGCCAGTTCAAATGGATACCGCGCGCCGGCGCTAACGAGGAGGCGCGCAAGCTATTGACTCCCGCCATCCGGTTCGACATTCGCGACGTGTGGGACGGGCCGCCCATGACCACGCAGCAGCGCGAGGTTGCGCTCACAGACGAGCAAAAGCGCGCTATGGCGCAGCTCAAGCGTGACTTGCAGATCGTGGTCAAGTCGGGGCATCCCATCACGGCGGCCAACGAGGCGGCGGCGAGGCAGAAATTTATCCAGATCAGTCTCGGCGCGATATATGACAGCGACCACAAGGCGCATTTGATTGACGCGGCGCCGCGCTATGCCGAGCTGGACCGGATCATTGACGAGGCTCCCGGCAAACTTTTAGTTTTTGCCCCCTTGACTTCCGTCGTTAACCGCATAAAGTCCGTAATCAGCACAAAGCACAAGTGCGAGGTTGTCAATGGCGAAGTCCCCCAGCGAGAGCGTTCAGATATATTTGAGCGATTCCAATCCGCTCAAAGTGATCTGCGATTGCTCATCGCCGACCCAGGCACAATGGCTCATGGCCTCAATCTCTGGATGGCTCAAACAGTCGTCTGGTTCGGAAGCACGGACAAGACCGAACTCTATCTCCAGGCCAACAAGCGAGCGCATCGGCCGGGTCAAAAACACCCCGTTACCGTGGTCCAAATCGTAAGCAACAAGTTGGAGCGCGAAATATTCCGCCGCCTGGAAACGAACGAGAGCCTGCAAGGCCTGCTGCTGCAAATGGTGAGGGAAGGGAAGATATGAACGAGTATAAAGACGACGCGCTCGTCCAGAAGTACCAAGAACTCTCAGCGCATGTTTCTGCTCAAGAGGCCATGCTTGCGACGGAGTTGAAGCCATACAAGGACGGCATGGAAACCATCAAGAACGAGTTCCTGCGCCGGTTCAACGAGCGTGGCTCAACCAATTCCAAGACCGAGTTCGGCACGCCCTACAAATCCACGATCATGAATGTCAAGGTGGTGGCGCGCGACGAGTTCATGAAATTCTGCCTTGACAACTGGTCGACGCTGGGCGCCGAGATGATGACGGTCAACGCCGTCAAAGACCCGGTTAAGCAGTTCATCGAGTCGTCGAGCGGCAAGCCGCCGCCCGGTGTCGAGGTTTCGTTCATCGATCGAATTAATATGCCCAAGAGTTAGTCATGCTCTCTGTGTTTGATAGAATCGATACAAAAATATCTCCAGAGCCCAACAGTGGATGTTGGCTCTGGACAGGCTCAGTGGGTAGTCACGGTTATGCGCAAATAGCTCGCGGCAGGCATTCCAAAGAGACAACCATCGTACATAAAATTTTGTACGAACAAAAGTTTGGTCCTGTTCCGAAAGGGCTTGAACTCGATCATCTTTGTCGAGTACGATGTTGCGTCAATCCTGATCATTTGGAGCCGGTAACGCGGCGCGAGAATACGCGACGCGGCATAGGTCCTACTGCTGCGAACATGCAAAAGACACTCTGTATCAGAGGGCATGAGTTCTCAATTACATACAAATTGAAAACTGGTGGATTCATGCGCTACTGCGGAACCTGCAACACCCTTCGCAAAAAAGGAGAAATTTAGTGACCCAACAAGTCCAGTTGCCTGCTCGCTTCGCCAACCGTCAGAACCGCCGCCAGATCGTCCAGGCCGTCGTGCAGGGCCTCGGGATGGCGTCGCCGCCTTATGTGTCGATCAAGGGCGGCTCGTTCACCCTGGTGGACGCTAACGGCGAGCAGGAGCCGGTCGAGACCAAGTGGCTCGATTGCGTGATCATTGACACTAACGTGCCGTCGCGCGTGTTCTGGGGCGAGAAGGTCTACAACCCCAACAGCGACGTGTACGAGCCGCCCGCCTGCTTCTCGGATAACGGCATCGGAGCGTCGGCCCAGGCCGCCCAGCCGCAGTCCACAAGCTGCATGACGTGCCCGCAGAACACATGGGGGTCGGCCACCAGCAAGGTCACCGGCAAGCCCGTCAAGGCGTGTCACGTCATCAAGAAGGTAGCGGTCCTGCCGGTCATCGGCGCCGTCCAGCCTGACGGGACTTATGCTCCGAATGAGACTTACGATTTCCCGTTCCTGCTGCGCGTGCCGGTCATGAGCCACGAGAACCTGCGGGCCTACTCGGCCAAGTTCGGTGGCCAGGATTTCGACGTGTCCGAGGTCGTCACCCGCATTACCTTCGTCCACGGCCAGGTGGGGCAGCTCGACTTCGCTGCCGCGGGCTTCACCGACGAGGGGACCGAGGCGCTGGTGACCAAGTTCCTCGATCAGAAGATCACCGACGCCCTGGTGGGCCGCGGGGATCAGGTGTGGAGTGGGCAGGCGGCGCAGATCGCTCAGCAACGCCCTTTGGCTCCTGTGCCTGCCCAGCTTGCTGGTGCTCAGGCCGCGACAGCGCCTTTCCAGCCGACACAGGCCGGTGGTTCTGCGCCGTTTGCGGGCACTCCAGCGGAGCCCCCTAAGCGTACCCGCCGCACCAAAGCGCAGATGGAAGCCGACGCGCAGGCGGCCCAGGGCGGCCAGCAAGACACCGGCATCCCGCCGTTCCTCCAGCGGGCAGCGCAACAGCACGCCCCGCATACCGCGCCCTTCCAGCAGCAGCCTGCGGCGCAACAGGTGGGGGGAATCGTGAACAACGCCCCGGCTCCCAACGCCGAGCTGGAGTCGGCACTCGCCAATGTGTTCGGACTGAAGACTTGAGGTACCATGACCTTCGCGCGCCGACTGGAGAAGGTAAGTAAGGATGGCCTATTGACCACGGCCGACTTGTCAACGTGGTTCGGCCGGCCTTACGCTACCGTCAGGGGGTGGCTCCAAGGGTATGAGCCCTGGGGGCCGAACGGCGAGGAAGCGCGGCGGGCGCTGACGGTGCTCGAACGGGCTGTCGAGCACGAGAACGGTTTCCCGGTTCCCATCCATCTGTCGCCCATTGCGAGGCGCGAGCATGTCAGGCGGCAACGACAACATCACGGCCGCGTTCCTGCGGCACGTGCTGCCCGATGAGGGATACTATGCCTGCTTTATCCAAGGAACAAAAAGACATCTTTGGTTTAATCGAACGGACGAACTCAGCGATGCAATACTTCGCGCAGATGCCGCCAGCCATACGGTCTACCACGGCTGCGCGAGCTTTGTGGACGCAACTCGACGCACTCAGGAAAGGGCTAAGGGCGCTCGTGCGTTCTGGCTCGACATCGACCTAGCGCCAAAGAGCAAATATGCAAATGTCCAATCAGCAGCCGAAGGAGTTGCCGTTTTTTGCCAGCAAACGAGATTGCCCGTTCCCGTCTACGTTGGTTCAGGCCGCGGTCTGCATATTTATTGGCCGTTGGAGCAGACTTTGGTGGCTCAAGAATGGAGGCAGTACGCCGGTGCTCTCAAGCGACTTTGCCATCAGTTTGCGTTGGACGCTGGGCCTGAACGTACATCTGATATTGCTTCGATATTACGCACTCCGGGAACCCACAACCGCAAAAACGGACTGATTGTTCCGGTACAATGCGGCCCGCTCGTCGGGCCTTATCCGATCGAAGCCTTTGGGAGATTGTTGGATGAGCGAACAGATGACGGACGAGCATCGCGCAGAGAAAGCCGACGAGATGCTCCGCGACTTGCGGGGGCGCTTGGAAACGTGTTTGACGACGAGCCGCGCTCTGCTGCGCTTGTTGCAGATCAATGCGGACAGCTTGGAGCAATGCGCAAGCATCGCGGCCGATTGCCGGAACCTCTTTGGTATGCGGCTCTTGGGGTCTGCACTTTCTGCACAGATGGGAGCGAGCGCGGACACGAGTGGTCAAGCGGCTTCGCCGGCTACACCCACGAAGAAACCGAGGAGAGACTTGCACGCGCTCGACGACTCTCCGGCGCCACGACCTGCGAGAAATTCCACTCGCTCGACCCCAAAACGTGCGAAGCGTGTCCGCATTGGGGGAAGATCAAAAGCCCGATCTCGTTGGGCAGGCCACATTCACAAGGCCCTCGCGCGCAAACGGAAGGTCAAAATTTTCAAGGGGTCTTTGGGAACGCTACAAGGGATCAAGTTCAAGAAGTAGATGATCTCCCGCCTCTCCCTCACGATTTTTTCTGGAGTCCGCAACGTGCCCTCATCAGCAAATCCGAGAATGCTAAAGGTGGGGGTGTCGATATTGTTGTGTCAAATTATCCTATCTATCTTGATAGCGTCCAGACAGGAGAAGTGCGCGGCGAGTGGACCTTCATCCTCAAGCAATTCATTCCAGAACGAGGATGGTTTGACATCAGCATTGCTGCGCGGGTCTTGTTTGGAAGTCAATCCGCCGCCGATCTCGCTAGCGCAGGCGCCAATATACATGAACATTCCCACTTCGTCAGGTATGTCCGTGCTGCTATCGATATGCACTACCGGAGCGGCAAATTGACCACACGCTACGACCAATTTGGGTGGAAGGGTGGAGATAATTCTTTTCTTTATGGGCTTGATCTGTATTCCGCTGGCGGCGCTGCCAAAGTCGTTGGCAATGACGAGATTCAAACCCGATGCCGCGAGGATTGGGTCGGACCCTGCACAGGAGGAGACCTCGGTGAGTGGAAACGAGCAATCAATAGTCTTTTTGCTCTCGGGTGTGAGCCGCAGTCAGTCGCATTGCTTGCAAGTTTTGCGGCACCTCTCATGCGTTTCCAAGAAAGAGACGAGGGAGGAGCTATCATTCATCTTGTTACTCGCGAATCAGGTACTGGAAAGAGCACAGCTCTTATTGGCGCAGCTTCCGTCTGGGGACGACGAGAAGGCCTTGGACTCACCAACGATGACACCAAAGTCAGCAAAGCCCTCACCCTCGGAGCCTTAGGCAACCTACCCGTCATCTACGACGAAATGACGATCCGCGACCCCGAGGCTATTCGCAATTTCGTGATCAACTTCACCAACGGCCGCGACAAGATGCGGGCCACTCGCTCGGGCGAGATCAAGCACACGGCGTCGACCTGGCAGACCATCATGATCTCGGCCGCCAATAGTTCCCTCGTCGACGTGCTGTCGGGCACCGGCATGGCTGAAGCTCCGGCTTACCGCATCCTGGAGTTCCAGCTTGAGGTTCCCGACCATCAGCGAGCGCACCAGCAGGGCGACAAGCTGCGCAAGGCGTTGCGCAACAACTCGGGCCATGCCGGCGCCGTGTTCCTCGACTGGCTGGTCAAGCCCGACAATCTCGCCTGGACCAAGGCAGCGCTGGAGCGCATGACGCAACAAACCTGGGAACGCACCGGCCTCAAGTCCGAGCATCGATTCTGGGTCCGCACCATCGCGGCCATCGCAGTCGCGGGCGTGATCGTCAAGAAGCTCGATCTCGTGGAGTTCTCGGTCGAGCGCATCATGACTTGGCTGTTCGGCTATGTCGGAGAACGCAAGACCACAACCAGCTCTTGGCCCGTCGATGCCCTGGCCGAGTTCCTCAACGCCAACCGCGACTCGACACTGGTAGTGGAGCGGGCATATATTCCGGGCGAGCGGCAGCGACCGTCGCTGGAACCGCGGTTCCGATTGGCGATCCGATACGAGAAAAGCTCGGGACGCTATCTTATCGCGCAGACTGCGTTGCGCGAGTGGCTGATCGACAAGGAACAGAGCTATCAGGAAATGGTACGCTCGCTTGAAGCATCAGGCGTGGTGACGAGACGGCGATGCCAAGCCACGCTGGGAGCCGGAACCGACATACCAGGCGGGCAGGTGTGGTGCGTGGAGGTCGATGGCGCGCACAAGGACTTAGGCGGCATAGCGCCAATCGTGGCTGACAACGTAGTGTCGCTGGCGAAGAAATTTCAGTAGAATGTGGACAGGAGAGACTAAATGGAACGCCAAAAGCTGACCGAACGGAACCAAGCGCCAGAGGGTATAACTAATGCCGAGTTTGGTGCAAGCCTGCGGCTCGTTGCGAACATGGTTATGCGAACGGACGGAGATCGGGATTACATGAATCCAAGCGATCTGAATGTCCAGCAGACTACTTCCATTGCGGACTTTCTGCGATCGGCTGCTGACCGATTCGAGGTCGTTGATTGCATCCCGGAGTTTGAGGCGCAGGCAGAGCGGCTGCGGGCGGCGCTCAAGCGCATCGCTGATCTATCTGATAGCGAAGCCGGCGAGCCGCTCGACGACGCGATTAGAATTGCGACGCAAGCTCTTAAGCAGAATGCTGCTAAAAACTAGCCTCGATCAATCTCGCCGGCATTCTTTTTTCCTCATCCGCAATTAGCTTCAGCAGCTCCGGCAATCGATCAAATCGCTGCTGCCTGAAGCTCTCCTCGGATACGCGCAGCTTGGCGTTCGATATATGGCCGATGATCGCGCACTTGGCGCGGATTATCACGCCAAACGTCTTCTCGTTCTCCTCGTTCTCCGTCATGCGCAGGATGCGAATCGATTCCTGGATCGACAATTGCGCTGCGTCATCTAGGGCTGCTGCGAGTATGTTAGCCCCGTCGCGTAGCCCTGTGCCTGTATCTTGGGGAGTTGTTTGACCAACTTCTTGCCGATGTCCGAGCGCCACATCGGGGAGCACGGCATCGTCAAGCGACCCAAGCGACGGTAGCACGTGAGCGCCGCGTCCTTCACCGTGTCCGCTACCGCCGTCATTACCAGCACGTAATCCCCCGCCGAGACCGGCATTGGCATCGTGACGATCTTGCCCTCGATCGAGACCGGGGCATCCTGTAACGCCATCTCGCACGGATGCAAATGCTTCCATAAGCCGGGGGAAATCCCGTAGATCGGAATCCCGCAGACTTCCTTCCCCGTCGCATGGGAGTACGGATAGTCCGGTATCGACATGACGACGCCGCACGCGACCTTCTCCATGGTCATTTGTCGCGAGTCGATCCCAGAAGCCAAGTCCATCAGCCATTGCGTCACGTCTCCCTGGCATAATGCCACCTGGAGGTTAAAAGCGGGCCAACCGAGCCGAGTCGTGAACTCCAACGGCCAAGGCTGTCCTTTTTCGTCAATAATACAATTCACATCGATGTCGCCGCAATAGCCCATCTTTTCGAGGATCGGCGTCAACGGCTGGAGCACCTTGCGGGCGAGCTTGCTGGTCTTGGTGTAGCGTGCAATCGTGCCTTGCTCGCCGGTTGCCGGGCCGAGGTCGTCGTTCATGAACTTCTTGAACTCGAAATTCTCCTCCCATCCCTCGTTCCAGCCACCTGGCCCGAACCAGCCGGCCACGCCCATCTCGACGCCGGGCACGAACTCTTGCAAGATGAACGGCGTCTTGAGCTTGTTTAGTTTCTTCCATCGTTGCAACATAAACACCATGTCGTCAGGGCCGGAGGAGACGTAAGAAAGCGACTTGTCCTTCTCGAAGCTGCCAGTAGGCTTGCTGACGTAACGCTTCATCGTCTTGCTGACGTGCGCTATCGCTGCATCGTAGTCTGTGAACGGCGTGGATTTAAGGGTTGGTATTCCCGCCTTCTCCATGATCTTCTGGCCGACTTCGCGGTCGATTTCCCATAGCGCCGTCTCCTGACATGCTGATATGACCTTGCCGCCCGTCTTGCGGTGGGCGTCAAGGTCGCGCAGATAAACGCTGTTATCGCAATTGACGATCAGGTTCGACCAGCGGAACCACTCGCGCGGGTCGCGCACCACATCGACGAACCCCTTGCCGCGGAGCTTTTGTTTCTCGGTATCGCGGATCGCGAGTTTAACCTCGTGGCCGTCGCGATAGGCGCGGAGCGCGAGGTCGAGTCCCGACGAGCCCTCGGGGTCGATAACCAGAAGCCTCACATCGCGACTTTCTCAAGCCGCTTCTCGCGCTTGGCAAGGCTGCGGCCGGCGATCGGCGCTTTACCGGCTTTCTTGCCGGCGGGCATTCCCATGCGCGGAGTATAGCCCTCGGTCTGCTTCTTGTTGCCGGTCATCTTCTTGGGTGCTTTACTCATGTTCCGCTGGTCCTCCGTATTGCGATTGTTGACGACGTTCTGACTTTTGGCCTTGTTTGTATGCACGAGAGTGTATCTTTTGCAAGCCTGCCTTCGTGCCTTCCGGGTCTTGCATCCAGCCAGGAGCCGGACGAATGCCCATCAATTCGGACGAAACGCCGAGCGCCGAGCCTGTCTTGCGGCCTTGTCCCAACGTCTGCACGGAAATCGGCACAAGACTCTCGGCCACGTGCTGAAGGTACTGCGCAAGTTGCTGCTCGATCTCTGCATCAGGATCGACAAACGGGTGGCCCTGCCAATCCTTCCCGCTTATCGTCTCCTCGATGATTTCCAGCATACGGCTTTGCTTGTTAAGCGCTTCCTGCTTAGGATCGTTGTACCAGCCAAACACATCTTTCTGATAGCCCGGCAGCATGGCGCGTTCCTCGACCTCGCCGCGACCGCCAAACCCGGGAGCCGTGCCGCCCGTGCGCCCCGCCATCGCGTCGTCCACACTTTCAGGATGCTTGCCACTCTTGAGATACTGATAAACCATGTTCATGAGCGGCACTGTAACAGCAAGGGCAACCACGTAGGCAACGCGCGGATCATGTTCAGGATGTGAGATTGACAGCCGCTTGGGGTTGCGCAACGCGCTCAATGCTCCGCCGCCGATCGTGCGCGCTGTGCCGAAGTTCCATGAGTATGACCGCATGGCAATCTGCGCGGTTTGCTTCATCGCCTTGTTCCAGAACACGTTATCTTGAATCAATTCTCCAAAGCGATCATCTATCGAGTCGACCAGCTTACGCGCCATGGCGACCTGCTGCTCATGCGAAGCGTTCGGATTAGCCTCAAGCCAATCTTTCATGGTATCGTAGAAAGCTGAATTTTTGAGGCGCGGAATATATTTCTCGAACAACGGCTGTGAAACAGTCTCCATAGTCCGGCCGACAATCTTGCCGATCTCCTTAACCGTGCCGACGATCGGGCGATCCTTGATGTTCTGGAGAGACTGTCGCATCTCCTGCTTGAGCGCGCCGCGCTTCCATGCCGTGAAATAGGAACCTGCGGCAGAGAAACCGTAGTCGCTCGCGTGGCCTTTGCCGACGCCGCGCCCACCTGCTTCAGTCATTAGGTTGACAATGCGCCGCATGTCAGGAGAGCCTTGCGAGCGTCCAAGATAAACCTGCTCCATTTTCTTGCCTTGGATCGCACCTCGAATAGGAGAAACCGGAGCCGTAATCAGGGCTTTCAATCCTTTGATCGGCTTGCCGCCCGCGGCATTGGACACAGCCCTGGCCACATCCGAAATCACGGCTTCGTTGGCCATGGTGAATGCGTGATAGCCTGACAGCCCAAGTTCCAAGCCGGTCACAGAGTTCGACGCACGTTGGAAGGCATCAACAGAATTTCCAAGCGTCTCGTCCATCTCATGAAATCCGCGCGAGATATAGTTGTTGTAGACGCGCGCCCAATCTTCGGGGGCATAAGCGGTTTGTCCCATGGCGTTAGTTGCGCCTCTGCCCTTAATAGGAACCCACCCTTCAGGAATAGGCCCGCTCGGCGCAACGTTGCTGCCGCCACTTGCCGGATGTCCAGAAGCGCCCATTGTCTTAGGACGAAAATAGCGCACAGTCCCATTCGCCTTAGCAGCATCGAGCACGCCTTGCGAGGCGATGAACTTGTCCATGCTGGACACGTAGCGCATCGTCGCTTCGATCGGATCGGTGGTGAGCGGCTTCAAACCGGCCGCGATGCCATCAGCGATCGTCGGGATGGAGCGTTTCTTCAGCGAGGCGCCAGAGCCCTGCTTGCCGCCTGCGCCGCGGAACTCGTTGACAACCGCGCTCGCGGACTTCGGGTCTTGCCAATGATGCGGATAATAGTCCTCGACGAAATCCATCTGCTCCTTGCCAGGCATCGCTTCGATCTTGGCGCGGCGCTTCTGGAACTCGGCCTTGAGCGTATCAGCTAACTCCTGAATGTTATTTTTGCCCAATTCATTGTGTCCTAATCCTTCTGATGCTTTACGCGATCCCGCAGGCAAATCTTTTCTTTGCCCGCTTTTTGTGGCTATTCTAGTCGCTTCATCACGATCGACAAAGCGACCAGCAGAAGTTATCCAGCCATCAGATGCTTTTCCCTCATTAAAAAGGTTGAGAGTCTGCATCACATCCTCGCCGCGCTCATCCGCAGCTTTTTTAATTGCGTCTAAATGATTAGACCCTTCATAAACCTTATCTCCAATTTTTGAAGCTGCGGTTCTTACGGTTTCGTTGCCTGACAAATTTAGTTCTTTGGATGATCCGCCCTCAACGTGATTGATGAACGCCAACCGATCGGCATCCGGCATCGCGTTGACAATCGGACGGTATTCCTCCAGCGCCGCCGCGGTCGACGCGGTGTCTCGGGCGGCTATGCCGCCTGCGCGCCGCAGTTCGCCCGCAGCCTCGCCCGCGATGGGCGACACGGATTGGGGGGAGAGGAGCTTCTTGACCTCGATGACGGCCGGAGCGATCGAAGTCTTGGGACCGGGAAACTTGCCGCCTGGCGTGATCATGGAAGCAAGCCCGAACGCGCGCTCCTGCCCCTCGGGCGTGTCGATCGGGTTCTCCTCGCCCTTCATGCCGGCCTGCCACACGTCGCCCGGCAGCTTCATGGCACTGTAGAGCCCTTGCAACATCTCCTTGCCGGCCGTGCCGATGGCGGCAGGTATCTCGCCCCACGTCGCCTGCTGCTGACCGGGCTTGGCGGTTTCCCAAGGGAGGGCGCGTGACTGTGGTGCAGCATCTTGTCGCACAGGTTCGCCCGGCCATTGCGTCGCCTGCGCGGCGGGTTTTGCCGGAGTGCCGGGCCACGCTGGCGCGGCAGGCTGTCCCGGCCAGTTCACTTCGGGCATAGCTCATCCGCCTCGGACAACCAATCATCGGGCTCGTCGGGACCAAAACAATCAACGTCCTCATCTTCTTCCTGATAGCCAGGGTACGAATCCCACTCGTCGACCGGCATCATCGCGTGAACTCCTGGCCGTCAGGCGTGACGTACTTCGTACCGGGCGCGAGCTTGGCGGCTTCCTCGGGCGTCTTGACCTTGACTGTCGCTTTGCCGGGCTCGTCGCCGGACGGCGCACCACGATCGCCCTTGGCGCCGTTCATGACGCCCTGCATCTCTTTGATCTTGCCCGTGTAGAACTGGTCCTCCTCGTCCAGCAAGCGTTTGCGCTCCTTCGGGTCCATCGTGCCGCCCGCCGACGTGATGATCTCGGTCGCACGCTTGTGCTGCGCGTCGAGGAGCGCGCGCCATTGGCCCAGCTGCGTTCGATCTTTGCTGCCTGTAATGGATTGCTCTAGCCTTTGGCGCTGCATATCCAGAATGTCGTGCTTCTGGTCCTGCTGGATAAGCGCATTGCGTTCGAGCCTGCCCTCACGTGCGTCGAACCGGCCTTCCTTGCCAGCTTCCGAGGCGTCGAACCGGCCCTGCTTCCCGCTCTCTGACTCCTCGAACCGACTTTGTTTGTCCGTTTCCGAGCGACCAAAGCGACTTTCGCGACCTGCCTCAGAACGCCCAGCTATGCCCTCGCGCGATGTAATGCCAGCCTGTGTGCGCTGCGCCGCTGCGCCCTCGCGCTGCGTCTCTAGCTCTTGCCGGGTCTTGGCGCTCAACTGGCCAAGCGCACGTCGAGTAGCATCCGACTGATCGGCTTCACGGCCGCGCTCGCCGGTCGTGCGCGCGCTGCGCTCCTCGCGGCCAGCCTCAAGATATTCCTGAATGGCCATGCGGGATTGGCTATTGAGCCGCGCAATATCAGCCTTGGCTTCCGACGACAGATTAGCCCGATAGTCGCGCCCTGACTCAGCTCTCTCTGCAATGCCTTCTCGCGACCCCATGCCCTCGCGCGCAATTTCTTCGCGCGACTCAATGCCGGCTTGCGACCTAGACTGACGGCCACCTTCCAGCATGGTCTGAATCTCTTTGCGCGACCCCGCATTCATTTCAGCTATTTCTTTGCGCGTGCTCGCTGATAATTCCGCGCGTTGCTCGCGTCCACCTTCAACATTAGCTGCAATCTCCTTGCGCGCCTCGATCGAGAGGTTCTGTAAATCCTTGCGGGTATCCGCACTGAGAGTGGCTCGCCAATTGCGGCCCTGTTCCAGCGTCTGTTGTCGCGCCGTGATCTGTTCCTCACGATCCTTAAGGCGCTGTTCGCGCTCCTGGAACTGCTGCTCGCGCTGCTGCAATTGCTCCTCGGTCAAATCGAGCCGTCGACCACTCTGATCGATTCGCTGTTGCCCAAGCTGCCCCTGCTGCTGGATTTTCTCCTCGCCTTGATCGGCACGTCGGCCGGCCAGCATGAGGCTCATCTGCCGCCATTCTTGCTGCGTCTGCTGGTTCATGAGCGGCAAAAACTTGTCGACCGCGGCGGCGATCACGCGCGGGTCTTTCACGCCCGGATTGGCTCGAACCACGTTCTGCACGATCGATTGCCATGTGAGCTGCCCGGCTTGACCGCCCATAGGCTGTTGTTGCCCCGGCATGGGGCTGCTCGCGCCGGGGGGCGGCTGTCCCCCCATGCCGGGGCTCGGAGGCGCAGGAACACCTCCCATAGGCTGTTGCGGCATTCCGCCCATTGGCGGACCCATAGGACGCGCTCCCGGCACGGCGCCTTGCTGTGGCGGCGAGGCGCCCGGCATAGAGCCTCCGGGGCTTTGCGGCGGGATGCCGCCAGGCTGCTGCCCCATGCCGGGACCGGGAGGCGGCATCATCGGTTGCTGCTGGGGAGCACCCCCGCCTCGGAGCTTCTGAAGCAATTGCATCAGCAGCCCGCCTTGCTGCTGCGTAGGGCCTTGCTGCCCGCCCATGGCGGGGGCGCCAGGAGACGCTCCGGGGGTCTGCTGCTGGCCGAACATGCCCATATAGGCATTGCCGGCCGCGGCCTGCGCCTGCGCGTCCACGTCGCCCTGGCTGACTTGCTGATCCTGGACGCGGCCCTTGCGATAGGCGCCAACCGGATCGCCCGCCACGAACCCCGCAAAGCCGCCCAGCCCGGCCATCTACAGCCCCAACAGCATCGGCAGGAAGGTCGACGCCGCGCTGCCGATCCCCTGCGCAAACTGCCCCTGCTGGTTCCAGGCTTGGTTCGCCTGGCCAAGCTGATTGTTGAAATTCTGGTTCGCCACCCCGCCCGCCTGATTACCCACTCCGAGGTAGCTCAAAAGGTCCTGGATCGGCAGGTTGGCCAGCCCTTGCCCCTGGGAGCCAATACCAAGCAGGCTGGTAAGCGCGTTGTTCTGTCCCTGTCCGATGTCACTGTACGTGGCGTAGGGCAGCATGGCGCTCTGCACCATCTGTCCAGGGGCTTGGTTCATCATGTTGACGCCTTGCCCCTGGATGCCAGCGCCTTGACCCGCAACGTTAGCGCCCTGCCCCACGAGCCCGCCCGCGGCGCCCGCGGCCGTCGCCTGTCGGCCGAGTTGCTGGTTCTGCCAGTCGATGTTGAAATTCTGCGTCGCCTGGTTCTCCAGGCCAGCCCCATAGGGCGTGGTGGCGATGCCGCGCGACGCTTCGCCCGCGCGCGTCTGATCCTGCACTTGTTGCAAGGTGCGATTATAAAGCTGCTGCTGCGGGTCGAACCCAGATTGCATGATCTGGCTGGCGTAGGGGATCAGCGAGTTACCGGCACCCATCAGCCCCTGTCCCTCCCCCACCATGCCGGCGCCCGTGTTGAAGCCCGTCATGGCGGCTTGCCCACCCATGCCGGCGCCCTGCTGCGCGCCTTGGAGGCCCTGCGAGGCGAACGGGTTATTGTAGAGGTTCTGCGAGGTCTGCTGTGCCTGCGGGAGCACCGACGAGCCCAGGTTGCCGAATTGCCCCAAGCCGCCGATCTGGCTGAAAGCGTTGCCGGCCGCCTGCCCCATGTTGGGCATCTGGAACATCTGCGGGCCTTGGATGCTCGACGTGTTGTCCATCACGGTTGCTCCGCAACAAGCACCTGACTGTAGTGCAGCTCGTGAAGATCGTACCCAAGCCGCTCAAACACCCTGCCCATCCGACCGTCCTTGAAACCCGCATCCGCCGCGATGAACGTCCGCTTGACGCCCCACTCGCGCAGCAATTCCAGATTGCGCCGGAATACCTTAACCGGAAACCAGCCGGTGCGATAGACCGGATCGAGCCAATAGGCGATGGTCGAGCCGTGCATCGTGCTCTTGTAGAACAGCGCCGGGCCGATCGTATTGAGGAGAAAGCCCACCAGCACGCCCTCGTCTCGCACCGTGACGACCCGTAGGACGCCCGTCGCGGTCATGCGCAGCAGCGCGTCCCAATCGGGATCAAGCTCGACATCGTGCTTCCCCTGTTCCTTGTGGAAGCGCACGAACAGGGGAATGAGTTCCTGTCGGACCTCGTAAAAGACCTCGACCGCAATGGCAGGCGATTTAGGCTTCCCGCGGCCCGAGACTACCCGGAGTTTTGGCCGTGCTGTCGCGGGTCGCGCCGTCGTTGACGCTGCCGCCTTTGGTGAATTTGCCACTTGGCGGCTCCGGGCTGCGGGTCTTCAGACCCTCGTGCAGGCGCGTCTTGCCGACACCCGTTTTCCCGTCGCCTGTCGCTCCACGTTCGGGCATAGCATTCTCCTCTCAAAAGTCAGCCGAGGCTCTGATGATCCCGGTGCCGCCCGCGTCCCCCCACGTGGTCGCGGTGCCGAGCGCACCGCCCGCGGCGCCGTTGGCGCATGACATCAGAACCGAGAGCGTGGAGGCCGCCGACGTGGCGGTAGTCGATGTGGCGTTGGCGGTACAAACCGTCATTGAGGTCTGCGCCGCAACCGCGATCCCAAACCCGGTCGCATAGGTCATCGTGGGTACGACGCGCATCGGAACCGGAAACGGCACGATGCAGTTCGAGATCGACGACGTGAGGTTCACGCACGAGCCGCGCATCGTGGCCGACGTGGCCGACTCCGTGACCTGATAATAATACCGCTGCGCTTCCGCCAGCTCCGCACCCGGCGCCTTGGTCTCGAACGCCGTCATCACGGCGCCCTGTTCGAGCTGCGCGCCCGTGAATGCGATGCCGTCCGTCGCGGACTGCCCCGAGGTCGTCGGCGTGAAACAGATAGCGACCGCCAATTCCAAGGCCATCGACGGCACCGCCGCCGTCACATTGTAACGCTGCCACGACGGCGCGACCGGCGTAATGAAGTTGGTATTGACCAGCGTGGAAACGCCGGCCCAGGCAGGCGTGATCGCGGGCGAGGCCGTCCAGGTGCCGAAGCCCTGATCCGCGGTCGTGCCGCTGATCACCACGAGATTGAACGACTGCGTGGTTGAGCCCTGGTCGGCGGCGAGGCCGGCAAGCGCCTGCTCAAAGACCGAGAACGTGACCTGCTGACCTTGCAGTCCGGCCACTCTCGCCTGCGGGATTTCCTGGTAGGCGCACTGCGGTTGAGCCAGGCTACCGGAATTGCGCACCAATTTCTGCGATGCCTGGAAGCCGAGTGGCGGCGAGGGGGTCGCGGTGATAACCGTGAGCTGCCCGGCGCCCACCGCCACGTTGACCTCGCAGCCCCAGCGATCGGCGGCGTAGGCGGCCGACGTGATAGCGGCGCCGTTGAGGGCGCAGGTCGCAGCGCCCGTGCCGCGCTGCTGGACCGTGGTGGCGCCATTGTCCAAGACGTTGCGCGGGGTCGCGAGCGCGGGAACCGCGGCAAGCTGGCCGTTGTAGGCCGCGATCACCTGGTTGAGGCAAGACAAAAGCTGGCTCGCTTCCGAGCACGCCGACCCGACGAATAGCGGCACCTGAGCAGCCTGCGCGGCGGTGCCCAGAATGAGGAGCCCCAGCCCCCCGACGACAGACAGAAACTTCCTCATTTGAGCCTCCTTGGCTAGTAAGGTTGTACGCTAAGCCTTGACGCACTTCAAGACGATTGCGGCATTGGACAGGGTGGGAAGCGGGGTCGACGAGCCGCCCGAGGCGACCGTGATTCCGGTAAGCGAAGCACCAGTACTAGCCGTAACTGTGTTCTGCCAAAAGTTAGTCGCGCTTGCCCCAGCCTGCACAGCCGCCAACGTAGCTTGATTAACGTAAGTATGCGAGTGCCCAGGGTCGGTCACCGGCAAAGCGAATGCCGCAAGGTTCGCCTTGTTGACTACGTTGTTCTGTTGCCCGCCCACGTTGCCTACGGCCGCGCCATTGAAATTGCCGCCCGCTACCGTAATCCGCGCGCCTGATCCATCAAACTCATAAGTCGCTCGCCCGCGCAAATCGGGAATCTGCGTAAGGCCACCGCCCGGCGCGCCCCAAGTTGTGCTTAGTACCGTGCCCAAGGTCGGATAGGAAGTCGTCGTCACAGTCTGCGCGTTCGCCTCGAACGAGCCGGCCGGGCATCCCGCAGCGCCCCCATAATCGAATATCTCTCCCGGCACATGATCGAGTGCGGGGCGAGAAATCATCTGGTACTCGGTTCCATCATAAACCGCCTCGACAATCTGTCCGGTGACAATCTCCCCGCCGACCGTGGGAACCGCACCTTGTGGTGTCGGGCGGTATAAATTCTTGACGCCTGTGCCCGACACATTCAACGTAGTCGCGCCAGTGTTTGAACCGCCCGCTATGAACACGATCTTGTAATTGGCCGTCAGCGAAAAGCCAGCCGGCGAAGCCGTTGCTGTGATGGCGTTTGTGCCGACCGACGTGCCGCCCGTAAATCCCGACGAGCCGCCCTGCGCCGGACTGAGTGGCGTGGTCAAACCAGAAAGCGACGTAACGTCGTTGTTCGCCCCGCTTGCCGCCAAATTGTTCAACATGCAAGCCGTCAGCGCATTGTAATTCGCCATGACTTGCGAGGCATCGGCCGTCGTACCGTTGGTCAGGTTGAACGGCAACGAGCATGTAATGCCGGCCTTGGACGGCACCAAAAAGAAGAAGCCGCCCAATGTGACCAGCACAGCGATAAGCGGATAAAGCCAATTTTCGCGTTTCATGCCACCGCCTGCAAGTTGGGTGTGTAACCGAGAACCTGATAGCGCAGATGCGCCGTGCCGATCTTGATGCCGGCTGCGCTCTGTCCGTTCGCCTGCAATTGCAACCGCGCAAACACGATCGGATGCGTCCACGAAAGCGGACGCGGCGCCAGAGCAGCCGGGGGGCCGAGCCAAGGCGCGCCACCCCACGTAAACGCGCCCCATATGGTCGAGCCCCCCGGCGTCTGCACTTGCACCGTGTCCAGTGCCGTGCCGTTCTGATCGATCGCCTGCACATTGATGTTCGGGATCGTGGAGGCCAACGCCATATCGAGCGTCGCCAACTGCATCGAGTTCTGCTTGATCTGATCGTTGTCCGGCAACATGGCGGTCAGCCAGTTCCACGACATCTGCACGCCGTTTTCGACGTAAGTGGACGTGCTCGATTGCACCACATCGCTCTGCCACAGCGACGCCGTGATCCCGATCGGCGCCTCGATGAACGTCCCTTTGTACGGCTGGATGAGTGAAGCCGGGAAGGTGTGCGGCCCGGTCCAGATGCCGCGCGAGAAATCGTACCACCATTCCTGATTGGGCGATCCCACAGCAAGCCCGTTCTGTACCGACACCCGCATGACATTGCCGCCGCTCTGCGCCACAACGCGCGACGGCACAACCGCGTAGACGAACGGGACCGCAATGCCGGTGCCGTCAAGCCCGATTGGCGGCGAGATGGCGGCTTGGAAATCGATGACCCGCATTCCCTCGGGCGACATGAACGCCAAGCCCTCGGGCGTGTTGCAGATCGTGTTCGGAGCCAAGGTGCCGGTCGTGATGTTGAGAGTGTTGACAGTCAGGTTATTGAGCGCTGAGTCACCCGTCACCTGATACATATTGGTGACGCCTTTGAACACGATGAGCGACTGGATGATACCGCCGAGCTGGTTGTTCAACTGCAAGCCGCCCAGCGCGGTCAACGCCACGTTGTCGCCGAAGGTCAATATCTGGTTGGCGTTCGTGGCATTCACGGCATTGAGCGCATCGGAGAACACGACGGACGGCTGTGCCACCACGTTCTGAATGAAGTACGCCCGGCCGTTGAACTGCTTGACCGCCGTGGGCACAACCGTGAATGCAATGGCGCCGCCCATATTGCCGGCGTGCCAGACAGGCGCCGCGGGATTGGTAATGTCGAACCAACCAAAGAAATTGGCGCCGGTCGAGAAGCCCGGATGCGTGACCACCAGCAACGCCCCGATGAGGTCCATCGTGGGCGGCGTCCATGCTCCTGTGGTCAATGGGCTCGTGGGCGAGTTGGCGTTGGTGACGCCGGAAACCACGACAAACGCATTGGTCAGAAGGTTATAGCAGAACGGCTCATCCTTGCCGGCATTGCGGCCGGATGCGATCATGCCGAACGCGAGGTCGCCGATGACCTTGAGGGCCGAGATGAAGCCGGGCGTCGTGTAGCTGCCGAATGAAGTCTTGCTGATGGAGGCCGGGCGGCACTGCCACAGGTTCTTGGTCGTCGGATCAGGGATCAGGTTCGACAGTTGCGCCATCGCGCCCGCGAAGCTGTCGGACGAATCAAGCGTGTCGCACGCTCCCTTAGGACGCCAAACCAGCGGTGTGGTGTTGCGTTGGGCCATCAATCAACGCCGCCATTCACATCAATAACTTGCTTAGTTAGTTCCTCAAGGTCTGCTGTGATCGCGCGCAACTCGCCAGCCATAACGTAACACTCGCGTTCTTCCGGCTTTGGCCCTGGGCGGATGATCTCGGCTACGATGCGGTCCACCACAACCATGATAATCTTTCCAGCTAGCTCCTTGCGCGCAGCAGCCTTACGTTCATCCCGCGCTTTATTCCATTCTTCATTGGCGATGCGCTGCTTTTCTGCGGTCGGATAACTATGGCCCATTTTACCACCCGATCTGCTTAGTATTCCGAAGTCGATCAAACGAACGACCGAACCGACGACGATCGAGTTGCACGGTCTCGACCCGGTTCTCCTTGTCATCCTTCATCTTAAGATACTTGCGCAGCAAAGTGCCCGCACCGTTCGGCGCTTTGTCGTCATCGTCCCCGAGATACTGATTCGTGCGCTCGTCGTCCGCGTCCTTCATCAATTCCCCTGCCACGCGCGTCACGAGGTAGTTGGTGAACGGGAACCAAGGCACGGTTGCGCTGGTCGACGGATTCGCAATGTCGGGCATCTGCGAATAGTAACGCAAAATAGCCTGATACGCGCCCGAGGGCGGCATCCAGAACAGCATGACCGGCACGCCCGCGGTGCCGTTGTTCGTAGCGCCCGTATTCGTCATGTCGGTCCAGAAAAAGATCGGGAAGTTGGAAACCCCGGCCTGCTGAACCAGCATATCGCCTTCCGCCTGATCGAGCGGGATCATCGGGTAAGGCACGCCGCTGATATAGTAAAAACACTCGTTGCGGATGGCGCGCAGGTAGTTCGTCGGCAGGTTCTGGAACGCCTGGCCGTTACCGTTGAGCTGCGCGGGGGCAAAGTTGAAATTGAAGGTCTGCTTTGCCAGATCGAAATCGTAGGTCTGGCAAAGCTCCTGGAGGACGTAGTTAAGCGAGTCCCCGGCTTGGGTCAGGAAACCGGGGACACGGGCGATCTGTGCAGCTCGGGTGCATATCTGCGCAGCCGTCAGCGGCATTCCTGTTCCATCTTCACAATGAGTTCGCGCAATTGCTGGATGCGTTCGGAGCTGTTGACGACATTTTTCTGCAAACCGTCAAGCACGCTCCGCTGACTCGCAGTCGGTCGAAACTCGCCCTTGCGCCCAGAGATGTTGTAATCCTGCTCGAACTTCAACTCCTGCATCCCGATCTGCGTGCGATGCTGATGCAGGTTCTGCTCCTCGTTCTTGAGCAGCGCGCGAGTCTGCTCCAAGTCGAACAGCTTCTTCTGCCGATCGGACGCCGCCGTGATCTTGTCCAAAAGCTCGTCGAGCTGCGACTTCTTGCAGTCCATCGGCAAGCCGGTGGTCAGCGTCAGGCTGCGCGTGCCGCCGATCGTGGAGGACAATTGCACACTGATAGCGGGAACGTCGAGGGTCGGATCGAGGTCATCGGTCTTGTCGAGCATCATACCCTCGCGAGAGTTCTGGTGTTGATCGTGCCGGGCGTCATGGTGCTCTGAAGCCGCTGAGCTTCCGACGATCCCAGCGCCACGCCGCCATTCTCATAACGACGTTTGCGCGTCGCTTCCCAGGCCACATCGCCCTTGCGGCGCTGGCCCTGAATCTCGTTCTGATGTTCCCACGTGCGCGCCATCACGTCCTCGATGGTGCGTGCGACCGAGTACGGAACCTCGTAGTCGATGCCGTGGAAATACATCGTGCCGTCGAGTGTCACCATGGCGCAGTACGGCGCGAGGTTGACCGTCACGGTCTCCCACTCCTCGACAACCGCGAACTTGCGCTCCTCCTCCGCGATGGCGGCCTCAAGCGCGATCTTCTCGACCTCGGCTCGCCTGCGAGCCAAAACGGTCTCGCGCGCCTTCTTCTTGATCATCTCACGCGCGGCGGCGTCCAGAAGCTCATCGGCGTCGACACGCTGGTCGATCTCGGCCAGGGCAGCGGCGAGGGTTCGTTTCTTTGCCATGTGAGGTCCTAATCGTAAGTAATGCTGGGGGTCACGGTAGTGCTCAAACTTTGACTTATTGCTATTGAAGACAACAAACTCGCCGCCACAACAGTAGCCGTAACAGTCGGACTACTGCCGCCACTCAAATCCGTAAGATTTGCGCGCACTCCTTTTACTGGAAATAAAACACCTCCCATGAGAAACTGGCCCGTGTTTCCAGAATTGGCCAATACAAACCAATTAGTTCCATCAATAGTCCCTTCCAAATTAATACTGACGCTGCTCGGGCTACCCGTCACATTCACGAGCATGCCAGTTCCGGCCCGAAGTTCTGAAAACGACAGAGCGCTTCCTACCTGCACAGAAGTAACCGCGTTCAAAGACACCAACGAGGGCATGCAATTCTCCTGTTAAGAATGGACCCAAATTGACCCTACGGATGCCGCGTCGCCCGAGATCACAATCGGCCAACCTGTAGTAGCGTCCCACGCCACCACGTCGCCATCCTTGAGCTTAAGCGTGCCGCGATTGGGAATGATCAACAGGCCCTTCTTGACGTAGGCTTGGTTGATACGAGGGCGGTTCGTCCCAAGCCCGGCCGCGAGCCCAGTCGTCGCCGGCACTACCATGGCGTTGAAACCGGGCGCATCAGCGCGAAGGTCTGTATTCAACGTTGCAAGGTCCGCTGTAATCGTGTCGTTGAAACCTACGACAAAACCTTTCAACGTATTGTTTGCGTTGGTACCGATTGTGCGTAAGGCCATCAGGGCTGCCCCGTCGAGAAGTTGCCAAGCCGGCCGAACGTCGGCTGCGCATTCATCTGCGCCAAAATGTCGGCCGCCATAGCGTTAGTCAGCGTCGTGATGTCGGCGGCCGCAATCGCGCCGCCCGAGCCGGTGCCGACAATATTCTGGCCGCCCTGCACATTCTGCAACTGAAGCGTCTGCGCGTTGCCGGCGCCGGCTTGACCGGGATACTGCGCCGACGTGAGCTGCCCTTGCCCCGGCCCAATCCAATCGGCAAAAACAACATAGCGAAGTCTGTAGGCCATCGCGATCTCCTATCCTGCGCCTGTCGGCCATTGCCCCATCTGGGCAAATGCCGGGTTGGCGTTGAGTTGGGCGGTCAGGTCGGCCGACAAACCGGCAACCAACGCCGTTATGTCAGCGGCATTAAGGGCGCCGCTCCCATGCCAGGGGGCACCCACACAATGTCAACTTCCCACGTCAGTTGATAGGCCATGCGTCACCCAAAGGTGGAATTGAACGCGCTGGTTGATTCGATCCTCATCATGAACTGCTGATTGAGGAAAATAGTTCCATAAAATGCCTTCCATCCGGCCACCCGAAGCTGATTCAGGGGATCGCTCTTGTCCGCTTCCTTCAGGTACGTGAATTTCACGTCGTCGAGCATGATCTGCCCATAGGCGCCACGGCCGAAGATGAAGTTCGGATAGACCGTCACGCCAGCGGACGGCGACGCGGGCGGGATTTGCGCGGAGCCCAGGCCGGTAATCGTGACGGTCTGGCCGCCTGCAAGCTGCGTCGCCTGCCCCTGCAACGGTCCTGACGTGGGGCCGGAAGCCGACAGGCCCAGATTGACCGGCGCATTCGTGGTGCCGACGTAGACGCTCCAGGTGTAGTTGGCGGTCGATGGCAGCGCCACCGTGAGCGACCCGTTGGGACCGACAACCGCGGTCGACGCCGACACCAGATAGATTTGCTGTTCGTACTGGTTCTGGGTGTCCGAGCCCGTGACCACGATGAAGTAGTTGCCGGTCGCCAACGTGCCGGTCGCCGCGATGCCGGGATTGATCTGCGCGTTGCCGACGAACGACGGCACAAGATTTGACATACAAAACCGGATGCCGGACCATTCCCCCAGCTCGTAATTGTAAAGTCGGTTGATGTCCGACTGCGACCACGCATACTGGATCGGCTGGTTCTCGCGCAGGTCGCCCGCCACAAACGGATGAATGACAGCGACATAATGCGGCATCTTGCGCGGATCGCTCGACGCCTTGGAGCCGCCTGCGTCGGCCTCCAGCTTCGTGTCCGTCATCTCGTCGCCCGAATAGCGCGGGGCCCCGAGGGTCACGAGCATCGCATAGGCCCGGTTCAACTCGTGAATGTTCATCACGTCGCCGGCCACAAGGGAGGCTCTGGCGCCGCGCGAGTTCACGTAATTGATCTGCGCGCCACCCATCAGGTTGTTGAAGGTGTTGCGTTCAAGAGTTTCCGCCACCTGAAGGCCCAGCAGCTCGATCGCCTTCTTGAACAGCGGATGCTTGATCGTCATCTCGGCCACGTCCGTGATGGTGATCTTGTCGCCCCACTGGAGCGCAGTCGCCGTGACCTGGCCAATGGTCATGATCTCGCCCACCGGAGGCACGCCCTCCGAGAGCGGCGCGAAGGGCAGGGCAACACGATTATAGCGGGTGGCCGTGTAGGTGAGACCGCGCCCCTTGGGCAAGGTCAGTGGGTCGCCGAACTGGTAGACCACGAGCTGACGCCGGGCGAGCGGCAAAGTCTTGTCGGCAATATAGGCTTCAATGTCGGCTTGGAAGCCGGATGCCTGGTTGACGGCCATTTACTTCTCCTCGGCGCGCATGGCGCTAAATTGACTGGTTCTCCAGCCGCCGTTCGAGAGAAGTGTTCCGGGTCCGTGTCGTCGACGTGTCGCTGCCTGAGTTGGATGGGCGCGTGCGTTGCTGGTTCACCCGGCGAGCCGCAGCCGTGCGCTGCTGTCCCGCCTGCTGCTTGCGCCCTGCGACTGCGTTCTGCCCGATCAAATAGAACATGAGCTTCTCGCGATCCACGTTCTGACCTTGCTGACGCAGCTTGCCCAACTCCTCACCGACCCTCGACTTCCACTTGGCGTACAACGGATCAACCGTAGCCTTCGCCTCGAAAGCGGCCCTGTCGTTGCCGTCAGCAATGGAGAACTGAAGGCTGCGAAGTTCGTAAGCATGTCGTTGCTCACTCTCTCGCAGGGTCTCCGTAATCCGTTCTTCCGGCGTCAACAATGCCAAGCGTTGCGCGCGTTGCTCCTGGCTTTCGCCAAGAGAAGGCTGCTTGACTTGCCCGGCGAGGAGACTGTCCAACCGTCGTTCGAGTTCCGCTCGGCGCTGCCGTTCCTCCTTGACGGAGTTGGTCAGGGTCTCGATGCGAGAATCTCGTCGCGAAGGTTGACGCTGCTCGCCTGGCTGACGATCCTGTTCTCCCGCCGCTTCAGGTTCTGCCTCTTCAGGCTCACCCTCTGCCTCCTCGGGATCGGTCTCTTGCTCATCTTGCTCGATTTCTTCCTCGGGCGGATCGAGCGGGAGATCGTCTTCAGGTTCGTCGTCAACGGCCATGCAACACGCTCCATAGAGTGACTTACGGCCACCAGTCGAGGGCGGTCCACCTTACGGGTGTCAATCGAGCCCCTTACGGGGGCCGGTCGAAGATTGCGCTACTCTACGCTGTAACGAAACTTTATGTCAATGGGGCAGGATGCCTGACTTCGCCAGACCGCCGATCAGCTCGCTCGCGATCCAGAACGCAATCGCAAGAGCGAGAAGATTGAAAGGCTGCGGCGTCGCATACCAACCACGAACGCGACGCGACGCGACGCGATGCACGCGATGCACGCGATGACGAATGCAAAGACGAGGAAGATCAGACCGAAGTTCGCCATGGTAGCCTCCTATGGTGGCAACGCTGTCTTTTTAGCGTTGTTGTCGATGATGATCAAAGCTGCGGCGATCTGCCGGTTAATGTCTATTATCTGGCCCTGGACCAATTGAATCTGCTTGTCGAGCGCGTTAACTATCGCGTCTATTGTTTCCTTCTCAACCGGCGTGCGCGCGCTTCTCGCGGCCAACGTATTCATACGCTCCCGAGTTTCATCGTTTTGCTTTGACATAGACTCGAAACGGTATTGAAACTGCATAAATTCATTGCGGCTGATAAGGTTGCTCGCAATGTCGGCCCTGAGCGTGTCGTTGATCTTGGAAATCTGCCCATCCAAAGCGTCGAATTTCTTTCCGGCATCATCCTTATCCACCTTGCCAGTAATCGATAAAGTCTCGCGCAAAGTTAGAATTTCTTTATCGATAGAGCTGAACTGCGTCTGAAATACCGTCCAACTCCCGCCGAAAAGAAGCGCGACAATTGTTGTCGCGCCTACCAAGTTTCGATCTATCGCCACACACCAAAACCCTTTTAAAACATCTTCAGGAACGCGAAGCCAACCCGGTTCTCAGGCGTGGTCGACACGACCGCGGCGGGCAGCGCTCCCGGCAACACCGTCATTTGCGAGTTCTGCCAGTTGATGTGGTGATAGTAGATGTCGAGATTCCAGCCTTGGGCCAGGATGAACTCGGTCCCAGCTCCCATCGTCCAGCCCTGATTGCCCTGCTTGAAGCTCTCGCCGATCGCCAGATAGGGCGACATCAGCGACGTGCCGGGGATCACCGCGAGATTGATACCCTGCGAGGGTGTGCCCGCGCCTACCGTTCCCTGGGAACCGATGCCGAGCACGTTGCTCAGGCCGACGCCAGCCTTGGCGATGATGCTGGCATCCCAATTCTTGCCAACGCCAACCTGCGCGCCAAGCCCGTTGTTCGCCAGATTGATGCCGGCATTGGCTTCTCCCGCAAGGAAGAACTGGCCGTTCCAGAACTGGTACCCGCCAGTGGCTTTGATGATCCCGCCGCCCGCGAACACGCTGTTGTTGATACCCGAACCCAGGATATCGAGGTTCGAGCCAAGACCTTCGACGCCAAAGCCGGCGTAGGGGCCGGAGCACGACGGCGCGATAGCCGCCATGGTGGGCGTCATGGGCACGCCCGCAGTGCAGATGGGCGTCACGTAGGCCGGCGCCTTGAGCCTTAGATCGGCAGCGTGTGCCGCCGTCCCCAACATCAGCAAAGCGATCAAAATCTTCATATCGATCTCCTGTCAGCACCCCCGTGGTGCGACAGAACTATACACCGGGCCGATTCGGATTCTGTTGCCCAGCCGCAACACCTTGAGACGAAATTGGACCGTTGGGGATAGGCGCCCTCGGTATCTCGGCCGCGGTCGCCACTACCTTGGACTCCATAGGCAGCGCATCCGCCACCGCGGGCGTGGTCACGATGCCCTTGACCTCGGGCATCGCAGCCACGGTCTTGATCTGCTCCTGCGGGCTCGCGCTATGAGCTGCCCTGAACGCTGCATAAATCGGCGCCAGAATGCCGGCAATCACGCCGACACCCTGGACGATGCTGGTCAGCCCGCTCGCAATCTGATTGAGCCCCGACATGAGGCTGGTCGAGTCATGCTGCGAAATGAGGCCGATCGCCGCCGCAGCCGTGATACCACCCGCCGCATAGCTGAGAGCGTTGCGCCCCGCAGCCTTATACTGTCCCCACGTGAGATTGTTCACCGGCCCCTCCATCTGTCAGCCACGACGCCGCGAGTTCCTCGGCCGCACCGTCGTAGACGTTGAGATCAGCCCCCACTTCCAGGCCGGGCGCGCTGTGCGGTAGTGGACCTATACCATCTCCGGTATACTGAAGCAACTTCCATTTGGTCCACGGTTTCGGAATAACCACACGTTGCTTTAAGGTTGCCACATCCGTATCACGCAATGCCGGGTCGGTCTTGTAGGCACAAAGCCACAGCGGATGCTGCGCCCAGAACGCATCATCCTCAATGTCGGGCATGTTGCTGATCTGCTCGATGATCCGGTTGCCGCCGTAAATCCAGCAGGCGCGGCCGGTCGACTGATCCACGCGATCGAGAAACTCGCGCGCCATTGCGCCCGTCATCTGCGAGGATTTGTTATCCTCGAAATCGAGACAATGCGCGAGTGACGGATCAGCGCCGGTCGACGCCAAGAAATCCTTGACGTTCTCCTTCACATCGTCGTGAGTCGAGAAATCGTAACCCCCGACCAGGAGCCCGTTCTGGCGCATGAGATCGCGTCTGCGCACGAACGCCGGATCGCTGAAGCCTATGCCCTGCCGCACCTTGAGGAAGCCGCCGACGAAGCCCGCGGCCTTGAGAGCGATGAAGCCGGCCTGCTCGCCACCGACGTGCCAGCCGATCTGATTTGCGTGATTGCAATCGAACACGATGGGTTTCAACATCAGGTGTATTGCCCTCCGTTCGCCGTTGAGCCCCCGACATTGCCGGGGAAAAAGTTAGGTCCGCCGCCGCCCGTGTTTATTATGGAAACGCCGGAAGACGAATATCTTGTTCCTGTCGTCCCTGCAACTCCTGCCCCCGAGATAGTCAAAAACTCCGCGTCGATATTACCTTGCCCGTTCGCAAAAGCAAAAAAGCCGAACGCCAAAGCGTTTGGAATCTGACAATGCGCAGCAGACTGAGCTATAAATTTTCCTTGATTTACCATGTTAAAATGAGCGCCTGCCGCACCGCCCACGACATCGTAAGGATTATTTATTGCTTCCGAAAACCCGCCATTCGAAGCTTGAATGTGGTTCGTACAAGTGTCAAACACGCAACCATCAAAGAAAGTCGCCGCGCTATAGTCCACAAAAATGCCTGCGCCGGCAGGTGTCGTAAAGCGCACGTTCTTCCACGTCCACCCGCCGCCATTAAGATCGACAGCGACAGAACAATTTCCTGTCGTCGGAGCAATGATTACTGCTGAATGATTCGCAGCATTGCCCTGAATGATAGCCGTCGCTTGTGCCAAAGCGCCTCTGCCCACGATCGCCGTCTGATTTACATTCTCTACATAAGTTCCATCTGCAAGCTGTAAAATCGCACTTTGCCCAGCGAAATCGTAATTCTGTGAAATATAAGCCAGCCCATAATTTATGTGCCGCCACGGCGTTCCGGGCGTCAAGCCGTCGTTCGTATCACTGCCAGTCGTCGCGGCATAAAACGTAGTGGTGCCTGTTAAACGACGGCGAATGTAAGGAGCGTTCGAATTGATCAGCAAAGCATTTAGAACGTCGTCGGCAGTCAAAAAAACAAAAAACGAATCGTCCCTAAAATATTGACGGGGCTTGAGGATAGCCATCAGCCCCTCGCGGCGCGTGGAGCGCCCTGGTGCATCCTATCCTGATGCACGGCACCCGGAGGCATCTGCCCGTTCGGTCGCGGGCCGCCCGGCACCGCGCCTTGTCGCGGCTGACCTCCTTGGCCTTTCTGCTGTTGCTGACCGCCCGCCATCATCTGTTGCTGCTGCATCTGCATGGCTTGCTGCTTCTGCTGCATGTTCATTTGATGCCGAATCATATGCTCGCGAATCGTGCCGTGCATGTCGCCTTGCTGCTGGAACGCCTGCATGTGCGCCTGCATGTGCGCGGCGTCGTCGTCCATCGGGTGGACAAGCAGTGGATAGCCAGCCTCCAACATCGTGTTTTCGAACTCGGGGTCGAGCGTCAACTTGCTCCTGATGTCGGTGAATATCTGCGGCGCCAGCCGCGGGCCGAACAGGTTCTCGATGAACTGCGAAATGACCGGCGCCATGTTCAGCTCATAGCCCGGATATTTCTGCGGCGGTATGCCGTTGATCATGTTCATACCGGCCATCTGCATCTGAAGCTGCTGCGCATTGCGCGCCGCCTCGACGCCGAACCATCGGAACTCAAAGCGACGATCCATCTGCACCGGCTCGATTCGCTCCATCTCGGCCCGGATACCCATCTCGCCAAACGCCCGCAACGTAATATCCTCGTCGCGATATTGATGATCGAGCCAGATGAACCACTGCAACAACGGCGTAAGAATTTCCCCTTCCAGCGTCGTCACCGCATCCGCGGTCGTAAGCAAGTCGACCTGCTGCTCATTGGCAATCTGTGCCTGGTTCATCTTCTTGCCCGGCGCCGACGACTGCTGCGGCATCATGGCGGGATTGACACCCAGCGTCTGAAATATCTGCTCCTTGGACGCATTGACCAAGCCAAACGCATCCTTCCATAGCGGCGGGAAATTGGCGAACTGCGTATCCTTCGGACTTGTTTCCCAGATCGCCGCCACATTGAGGATCATCGAGCCCGTGCGCGGGTTCTTCTCCGGGTCCGTCATGATGATCGGCAATAGCGCGTAAGCGGCAGCGTCCCACCCCATGTTCACCGCGTCATTCGCAGCGTACTGCATGGTATCGACAAACTTGATCTTGCTCATTCCCTTGAACGAGCCTTGCACCTTCTCGACTGGCGCCGACAGCACCGGCACCTTGTCGCACCAGTACGGGTTGCGCTTGACCGACAAGATCGTATCCTCACCGCCGAAATAAGTGCGGCACATGCGGCGCTCGCCCTCGACGTTTATCTTGCTCCACGTCTCGTAAATCTGCGCCGAAATCTTGCCGCCTTCCGACTTGATGCCGGCCGCATCGACCATGCGCTTATCTTTGTTGATCGACTGCTCACGGCCTTTCTGCGACATCGCCTCGATCAGCGCTTGACCCGCCTCCTTGTCGATCTCCTTCTCGCGAATGAGCTGCCTGATTTTGGCCTTCGACCAACGGCGGATGACCGTCACGGAGCCGCCGTTCTGCACCGCAGCCTCGATCGAAGGCGCCGTGAACGGCAATACCAGCACGTCCGCGTCGGGCACAACCTCGACATTCGGATACTGATGAACGAGCGTCTCCTCCTCGATGTCGTCGAACTCCTCTTCGCCCTCGATCTTGAGCGCGTCGATCGTCGGACCTTTCTTCACCCGCATCGCTACGTGCCGCTCATTGCGCGTCCAGCTCACGACGAGATTATATTGCCCCTCCACATCACCGTTGCGCACCAAACCTGGCATCACGGACGTGCGCAGCCGACACTTGCGAATGTAGAACTCCAGCAGCGACATGATGGCTTGCGGCTTATCCTCACTGGCCGAAACCTCGATGTGCTTGCCGGACTGCGGGAAAATCTGATTGACGAAGCGCGTTTTGCGCGCGTTCACGGCGTCGTGGACGATCGGAACGAAAATCTTGGAGTTGCCCGAATAGAATTGGTTAGGTCCAAGGTTGCAATTGTAGATGTCCCAATAGTCCATCTGGGAGTTGCCGCGCTCCCACTGATCCTGAAACCCCTTCTCGATGTCCTTGTAAAGCTCAAGACAATGCTTCTCGACGCCGGGCTTGTCCTTCAGCTCGGCTTCCCGATCCTCCGTCTGTTGCGGAGGAGGTGTTGAATCTTCGACTTCTTTTTCTTCGTCTGCCATTTATCCTACTTTGTTGAACCATACCGCAATAGAGAAATGTTTATTGTGCAGGCGTTACAGTGATTGGCACGACAGCATTAGCCGCATTTTGCGCTGCCGTCGTCTGCGCTGCGGCTTGCACAGCCAACTTCAACTGGTTAAAAATGTCGTTCGCGTAGATATTGAAACAGCCAGCGGCGGTCCCGCTCCCCGGCGTACTGGCGTAATGCGCCGAGCACCAAGAAACGAACGTCGCTGCGTCAGCGTCCGAGATCGTGGCTGTAGGCGCGAACGTCGTGGTGCCGGCCGTGTTCTTGTAGGTGATAGTTAAGCTCCCGGCGTTAGCCGAAAGCACAGATGCGAGTAGAAACGCTAGCGCTGCTCTGATCATGGGTTCAATCCGTTTTCCAGCTCGTGCCATCACAGTAAACAGATGCGTGAACAGCGCCGCCACTGACATAGGCGGTCAAAAACGTAGGGGTCAAGGCGTCTGATACAGCGCCACGCGAGCCCTCCGCGCCAGCATTGCAAGTCGGCAGCGGCGTACCGGCAGCAGAGAACACTACATTATCTTGAATAACACCTGTATTCTTGACCGTGAATACTGTCTGCAAGGCATTTTGTGCCGTACCCGTTGTACCAGCGCGCGCAGCTTGAAAGATTATATCACCACCCACACCTGTACCTGTGCCTATAGAGCCCTTTATAGTCGTATTAGCACCCGCCGTATTGCTCGTGCCCGCAACAACATTCTGCATGGATATAGTCTGCGCAACCGGCGCAGCTGCATCAGTTGTTCCGAAAGCGACATTTGCCGCGCCTTTGCGAATTAGGAAAGTGTCGAGCGTCCCGGTGCTGTCAGCCGTCGCGCCCCACGCAACTTTATAATTCGCAGCAAGCTCCATTGCTAGGTCGGTAACATTCAGTTGCCATTGCGGGCCAGTGTTGTTCCAAAACACTTGCAAATTTGTACCTTGGTTAAATTGAATTTCATTTTGACTGTTGGCAGTAACTACAGCGCCGCCGTTTGAAATAACAAAATTATTCAGCGTTACGACGCTATTTGCTGCTGTCACAACACCCGTAGGACTAACCTTGAACTCACTGGTCGTGCCAGCCGCGCCGCCATACAGGTTAAACAAGTTCGCACTCGCACAAGAAGTGCAGGTTTCATGCAATGCGATCACATCAACAGCGCCGGACGTGTTCAACGTGCCCGTCATGCTCAGGAACGAGTGCGTATCTGTTCCTGTAAGTGATTGCCCTGTCATCGTCAATGGCGTGGTGTTGACGGTCGAGTTCGTGATTGTGACTTGCCCGGTGCCCGCGTAAGTGAACCCCGCATCGCCCCCGAAGGCAGACGAGTTATTGAACTGGACGTTGGTGTTTGCTCCGCCGGGAGTTCCTCCACCACCGCTTTGCGCCACGCAAGCCGGCAAGCCGCCAGATGCCCCGAGAACATTCGTCCCGGTACAAACTGCAAGCCGCGTCAGGACGCCGCTCGAATTGCGATAGTACATATCCCCGGTCGCATCCGAGCCGAGCGTCATGGTGGTGCCGCCAATGACGAAGCCGGTTCCAGCAGTACCACTAGTGAGAGTGCCGACCGTCGCGATGTCCGTGCCGATCAGTTTCGCGGCGGCAATAGAACCCGCAAGATCAGCATTCGTAACTAGCCCTGTTGCCGTGAAAGAGCCCGTCACCGTCAGTCCGGCGAGCGTTCCGGTGCTGGTCAGCGATGACGCTGTGACACCAGCAGCAAGCGTTGTGCCTGTCAGTGTCCCGGCAGCAGCCGGGGCCGTGCAAGTCGAGCCGAGTGTGCAAGTCTGCCCGTTGACGGTCGTGGCCGGGTTCACGAGATCGGCGTTGGTCACGAGCCCGGTCGCGGTCAGCGATCCAGTGATAACTGGGTTCGTCCACGCGAATGTCGCGAATTGCGCTGCGGTTGTCTTGACGCCACCAGAGCCAGCAGACTGAACATTGTAGAACAAGTCGGTAGCCGACACCGCGCCGCCAGCCGTGAGGTTAGATAGCTGCGTATTTGCCGCCCACGCAAGCGTAATCGGCAACCCTACCAGGAGCGCCCATATTGCGAGCCACTTGCGCATCAGCAACCTCCCTCAAGACAAAGATGGCGTGAGCCATCTTCAAGCAGCAAGAACGAGGCGCCGTCCTCAAGAATAAGCGCACCGGAAACAGGAGGTGCCCCGCTGCCGCCACCAAGTATGCCCATCATGCCACTGATACCGCGCGAATCGGCGCGCCCCGATAGTAGGGCTGCGGCCAACGCAAGGATCAGCACGCGCCAGCGCATGTCACCTCCAGTGAACTTGCCACACATATGTGGTGGCGGCGGGTGCCGATGTGTCGCTATCCGCAATGCCAGTAGTCACGCAAGCTACGATACCGCTGATGTAGCGATCCTGCACCGAGTAGTTCGAGATGCCGCCCGAACCGTTGGTATTACCAGGGATCATGTAGCGGGCAACCGGGGTGCCGCTGCCGCAAGTGGCGGTCGTGGCGTCGTAGAGCTTGAGCCACGCAATCGTGGTCGAGTTGTTGAAAACCTCAACGGTGGTTACCCAGTGGTTGCCCGTGATGATCGGAACCGAAGTCGTGTTGTTTAGGACAATGAACGACTTTATGTTGCCATCGATATTCTGGGCATCAGCGTCGTGCGGAAAGAGGAAAATCGGTAACAGCAGAAGGCTGAAGAACAGCATCCTTGGCGGGCAGAGGGACAGAACGTCCCGGAAGCGCTGAGACATACCGTTGTCCCCCTTCGGTCATCCGCACGTTGGGCGGGCTGTCCGACAGCGTACCGACTTTCAACAGCGCCGTAAAGGCCTCCAGACCCTCCATCAGCGTCCGGTAGACGCCCTCGCGCGCCTCCTCCTGCACCACGCCGCGCTTGTCCACCGCGCGCGCGTAGCCGGCCGCGAAGGCATTCAGGGTCCATCTAGCGCGGGTGCTGATCTGGAGAGCGGGGAGTCCGCGGATTTGACGCTGAAGCAATCCCCGAATCTCGTCGCGCCCCACTGAGGGAGTGCCGCCGTGTCGCAGCTCGGATGGGAGCTTAGCCACAGCGCCCCTAAGCCCAAGATGATTGTAAGAACCAAAATGGTCGTTGCCTGCCACGAGGCGGACAGCCCCGAGGGAGGTCTGCGCAGTCGCGACCAGGCTCGCGAGCACCGCCCCTGGGTCGCCCTCTCGAACGTAGTCTTCCAAGACATGCAAAGCTCCTTCGACAAACTGGACCGCGACCGCGGTGGTCAGTCCTTGCGCGGCGTTAAGCGCGAGCCAGATTGGAGATCGAGCCCTGATTGCGAGTTCATCCGAAACATTTCCGGCTGAGAAATTGTCATAGACAACAATTCCTGAACGCATTCGGGGCGCATATGCAAGCGCATTGGGAGCGTCAATCCTTCCCGTCGGAAAGGACAAAAACTGTTGCACAAGATTCGACAACTCTTTCGCAAAGCTAACCTCCCCTGCCAGGAAGAAGGGCTGTAGCCCCTCGATGAAACTGATCTTCCCCTTCGGCGCCTTCATGGCGCGCAAGGGGATCAGTGTGTTGCGCCGCAGTTGCTCGTGACGCAGAGGCTGAAGTATCCACTCGTTAAGTCCATCCTCCTCGACGCCGATCTCCACCGGGTTGAACTTATCGTGCAGTTTGAAAATGTGGTCGACGAGCTGGTCCGGCTTCCACATCTCAGCACCGGCATCCCAGACGATCAGTCGGTTGACGATCCAGCTCCACACTGCCCAACCTGTAGTTGCGCTCGTAGCTTTAGTAGTTCTAGCGGGGTCGTACATTGCGAAAGTTGGTTGCCAAGTATGCACTCTAGGTTCGACAACAAACATTCCAGATGTGAATATCTTCGCGCGAGGGTCTTCTGCAACGCACATATATTCACGAGCGTAACCCTCGGGATCGCCTGCATCGTCGTACTCCTTTTTCTTGGCGTCGATCCACTCAAGCGGGTAGCGCGACGGCCAGGTGGCTTGACGGCGTCCCTGCGGATCGACGTACTCGATCGGATAAACCCGCGTCTGCCAAGCGTCCCACTTGCGCACCCGCATCGGCAAGCTGTCCTTGTCGAGCGGCGTGGCGTTCATGCGGATGCGCGCACCCTTGTCCAGACAGGGGAGCAACTCCTCCATCATCCATGCTTGCGTGGCGTCGCGCGCCTCGGGCGTGACGATATGCTCCTTGTCTTCCAAGTCGTCGCAGAAACAGAAGTCGGGGCGGTAATGCAGATGCTTGGTGCCGCGCAACGACTGACCACGACCGACCGCGATGATGCGCACGCCATTGGCGAGAATGATCTCGGCCTCGTTCCACACCTTGCCGACCTGATAGCCGAAGAGAGAGTCGAGCAGCTCGTTGGTCTCGATCTCGTGCTTGATGGCGCGCAGGCGCTCACACGCGCGCTTCTCGGTGGAGCCGACGATGATGGCGTTATGAAACAGTTTGTACTCGGCGCCGACGACGAATGCCTCCTCGGCTATGGTCGACTTGCCACCCTCGCGGAAGGCCATGACCAGAGCCTTGGGGAGTTGGCTGTGCCAGAGCGTGATTATTTCTTCGTGGAACGCAGGCGTGGAATCTGGATGGCGGTGCCGAAACAGAACCTGATGGGCGAGGATACGATCGCGCCCGAGTTTCAAGATCGCTTGCTCTTTCTCGTTCAATACACGCCCTTGATCGATTGATTGAAATATCTACCAGGCGAGTCCGAGGATAGCAGATTCTCGAACACGTAAGGGGGCACTTCCTCGAAAGTGTAGGTCTTGCCCGACCTAAACTCAATCTCCATCGCGCGGGTGTCGGGGTCGTAGCCGGCACTCGCGATCATGGACGAGACGATGGGGCGCGAGGTCATCATTCGTGCAGCATCCTCTTTGCTCTGTCCAGCAGCCAGTTCATCCTCTCGTCAGTCGTGCCGTCGATCGTCAATATGCTCACGCCCTCGGCATCCTCGACGATCATGACGACATGCTGGATCGCCTCGAACTGGCGCGCGGCCCCCAACAGTTCATCGAGCGTATAAACCTTGTCGGGAACGCGTGCCAGCTTGACGACGCTCATATGGCCGGCGCGCCCTGCGGGTCAGCGATCTGGGCGTTGAACTCCGCGGCTAGGGCGTCGCGCTGCTTCTGCTGGAGGATAGCGAAGTCCTTGGCGTCCTGAGCCTGCTTGGCGGCCAGGGCCGTCACGGCGTTCTCGCGCTCGATGGCGTTGAGTTCCTCCTGGTGCTTGACCGCAAGAGCGTGTTGCTGACGCTCGTCGGCCGGCGTGGGCTGTGCGGGCATGGATGCGGCCAGGGTGGCTTTCTCCTGCTCGTGGCGCGCAGCGGTGCCCGCGGCAAGCTTGTCAGCGGCGGCCTGCTGCTGAACGGCCAGTGCCTGCTTGTCAGCCTCGATGCGGGCCGGGTCACTGATCTCGTTCTGGATGAGCGAGCGCAGGATCACGCCCACATGGGCCAGGAAGGTCGGGTCGCTGGGGATGATGCTGCGCATGTCGCGCTGCATGCGTGAGAGCACGTCGGTCGGCAGGTGGGCGAGCGGGGACGTGCGCGCGGGCATCTGGCCGGTGGGCTTCGCGGGCGGGGTATTGGGGTCGTCGTAGACGGGCTGCGCGCGCGGCGGCGCGACAGGAGAGGCCGGCTGCGCGGAGTGCGTGAAGCCGAGCGAGTCGGCCAGGGAGCGGCGAGGGGTGGGATTGTAGCCGGCTTGCGGCTGCTGCGCAGCAGCCCGAGGATCATCGCTCATTGGGTTCTCCGGTTGGCACAAGTTGCTTGCGCATGATCGCGCAACATGCAAGGTAGCGCATCGCTCGGGCCACGTCCAGTGGGTCGGGTGGGCGAGACTTAGGTTCCCTCCCTTGTACTGCCGAGTTGGCGACCCTCGCATCGAAAGGTGCGGGGGATTTTTATGTGTGATAAGGGGAAGTTATATATTATAGGATACTAAAGTCGAATCTTCAAATTTTATGCGGTTGCGGAGTGCGCCCCTAAAATTTTAACTTTGGCGCCTGGCGCCCCCGTTAAACCCAAGTTGTATCTGATACTATAGTATTCCATACGTCGTACACACTACATCGTATCGTATGCTGGTCGCGCGGGCGGCCGGTGGAGGCCAGGCTGTCGGCTAAACCAGCCAGACACTCCGTATTATAGAATACAACAAATAGGAATTGGGTTAAAGGCCAGATAGACAGACCATTGAAATGATTGATATATTATATAGTATAGTATACTACTAACCTACTAAACCTATTCTGAAACACTTATACCCCCCTACCCCCCCCCTCAAGTATCGTAACGTGTACGATACCAGGCACCCCCCCCACCCCCTTCCTGCATTTTCGGGTGGTTGAGTTCATAGTTATTGAAATCGTTGATCTTTTGTCAGTGGCTAAACCAAGCACTTTTTTGGTGGTTTAGTATTCAATGCTGATTATCGCTCGTAAACGTCAAATTTCGAGTATCGTAAATGTCACGCGAAAGTGATACTCCAGCTATACATTTCGCTTGTTTTTCGATCCTTTTGGAGCGCTAATGAAGCGTAAAACGTAACTCCAATGGAGCATCAAATGACGAAAGAAGAACTGTTATTGTGGCGAAAGGGCCGCGGAATAACGCAAGCGCAGCTCGCCGAGCTGGCAGGCGTTAGCCGGTTGAGTGTGGTACGTTGGGAAAAAGGGACGTTTGCCGTTCCGGTGGACGTGCTCGCAAAGCTCGAAGCGCACTCGCCTTCGATCAAAGCGGCCGCGCCGCTCGTCAATTCGGTCTGGCGCATTCGCCCTTACCCATGGGCAAACCGCGATTATGACGAGGATCGCGGCGAATGGCACAAGATACCGCTTGGCGGTAAGGTCTGGCGCCTCTTCCTGGACGAGCGCAAGGGCGATTGGGAAGTGCGCGTCATGCTGAGCGACAAACGTGGCAAGACGCTGCACAGCTCGGAACCTCGCATTACCATGCCTCCCGAAGCTTTCCCCGACCCCTTGGGCGCGGAAGCACCTTGGGCCAAGGAAATGTTCGAGCGCCGAATCGCAGAATATAATGCTGAACTCTCTGGCCGGCGCGCACTTTACAAGGAAATTGGCATTCCAGACGAATAGCGCGCAATAAGATTTCAAAGTTAGTCGCGAAATAACAACAATCTTACCCTTTATAAACTAGCATCCTATGCTAATCTCTATCTTGTCAAACAATGGAGGGCACGGCAATGTTGCAGAAATACAGAGCTGATGTAAGCGAGACGCAGGCCGATGGCGCGATCGTATGGTCTGCCCGATGGATGGGCGGCGATTCGCTGGCGCGCGTGAACAACTGTCGCCTAGCCAATCTCGAAGGCGACATGCGGCGCACGGTTTATGTACTCGGAGAAGCCGACACCTATTTTTCGATTCCCGCCGCGTGCAAGCTCTTTGGCCGGACCGTGCGCGGCTATCTAACAGGTGACGACGCAGGCAATCTGGTATTTCATCATTGCTACTATTGACCACGTGAATGCAGCCTCTGGTCATCACCTTGGTGGCCAGTAGCGGCACTCATGCCGGCAAGGAAGGGGAAATAAAATGATGAACATTCATTGGAACGAAGGTGAGTTGGGATATTGCTGCAAGCTGATCGGCGATCGCGGCAATGATTCGGTTGGCCGCGATCCTAAGACTGTGGCCACTTACTTGCGCCTTCAAGCCGCAAGCGCGTTTCGTGATGGCGAGATCGAGATTTCAGCTCGCCTTGGCGCAGCCGCAACGGCGATCAATGAAGACGCGCGCAACAACCACGCGCCGGATTGGAAGCGCGCCGAGTCGGCAATGCTGGCGCCAATCGCTAAATCAAGCGAAGGCGAAGCGCGCCGGCCAGCTACTCATTCTGGTCACGCGATATGACCTGGACTCAACATGACCAAGACCTGCGCTCCGTGGAACCAACCACGCTGCTGGTGATCCTGGCCCAGCGCGCCAACCGGATCGTGTACGTTGTCGAGGACAACGCAAGCTGGTCCATACACTCTGTCGACACACACAACGGCACCGCCAGCCATGGCCGTGCGACCTACCGCTGCTTTATCGAGGCAAAGCGCGCGCATGACGCGGGCGCGGTTATTTGGACCGCGGGCGCCGAGGCGTAAGCCGAGGTGTTCGCATCATATGGGAGGGTTAGATGCTTGCTTTCGTCAACACAACAGTCACCAAGGCACAAGTGCTAGAGCAACTCGAACAGCACGCTAGGCTCGACGAAATCGTGAAAGGCCGGTATTGGGAGGAAGGTAAAGGGTGCGCGGTTGGATGCACGATCCATTCCGGCAATCACGCGGAGTACGAATCGCGGTTTGGCATTCCGCAAATGCTGGCGCGACTCGAAGATTGTATTTTCGAAGGCTTGCCCAACGGCACTGCGAAGGCGTGGCCGGTTCGATTCATGTCGGCCGTTGCGCCCGGTTCCGACCTGTCGTGTGTAGGCTGGCAATTTTTACATTGGCTGTTGACCGACAAGAGCGTCAATCCTGGCATCGACCATCCGCTTGTGCGCGACGCAATCAAACAATGCGCGGATGTTTTAGTGCCGCTCACAAAGGGCCAAGCCGTCGATAAAACGGCGGCGCGGTCGGCGGCGCGGTCGGCGGCGCGGTCGGCGGAGTCGGCGGCGTGGTCGGCGCGGTCGGCGGCGCGGTCGGCGCGGTCGGCGCGGTCGGCGGAGGAGTCGGCGGCGTGGTCGGCGGAGTCGGCGCGGTCGGCGCGGTCGGCGGAGGAGTCGGCGGCGTGGTCGGCGGAGTCGGCGGCGCGGTCGGCGGAGTCGGCGGCGCGGTCGGCGGAGTCGGCGCGGTCGGCGGAGTCGGCGGAGTCGGCGGCGGAGTCGGCGGCGCGGTCGGCGGAGTCGGCGGAGTCGGCGGCGGAGTCGGCGGCGCGGTCGGCGGCGCGGTCGGCGGCTTACGTCCTAATGGCCGACAAGCTCGTGTCGCTCATAAAAGCCGCGCCGCTGCCCTAGCGCGACACTCAGAATAACGCATCAGCGACCTCGCCAAGGGGTCGCTTTTCACCAACGGGTAGCCGAAAGGCAAAAGGAAAGGACGAAAATGGGTCAAATGAACAATGTCGCTCAAATCGCGAGCGAAACCGTCGAAGCGATTCGTCGCCTATCTAAAGGCTTGCCCGACGACGTGCGCACGTCGGTCTTTGCGGAGATTGCGCGCCAGCTCGCGCCAGCGAAGAAGCGCAAACCCAAAGAGTTGCAAGAGCGGCCTGCATTGAACGCGCTCGGAAAACCGATGTCTCCGCTCTATGATCCCAACTACAAAATGACGCATCGCGTAACGCCAATCAGCAGACTTTCACGTCCAGGCTGGAGAGGGTGGAATCCATGGGCATGACCGAGCACGACAAGGCCAAGCAATGGCGCCGCACCATGAAGCTCACGATGGCCGAGCTGAGCCAGCTCACAGGCTACTCGATCGAGAGTATTTTCTTGTTCGAGGCCGGCCACAACAGCACCGGCAAACCGCACGCCGCCCATGCCTGGCGTCGATATAAATTGGCCTGCATGGCCGTGCGGTTTCTGCTGCACTATAAGATTCCAACTATCGACAAATGGGAGTGGGTGTAATGCGGTCAAACGATATTAAAGCGATCAAGGAATATCGCACCAAGAATGAATGTTCGCTTTTTGCCGCTAAAACATGGGACGATTTCAACCGAGTTCAGGAGGCTGTCGAGTCGGCAAGCACAATTACCGATTTGAAACCCGTAATCATGTTTTTAGCAGAACGACTATTGAGGGCTTGACAGCCATCCTCACAAAGCGCACAATCCACGTAAACAAGGGAGGCCGCAATGCGTTTGGAAAAAGCAGCTTACGCACTTGTCTGCGTAGGGCCTGGAGGTCGCGGATGTCCTTGTTGCGCTCCCATTCCGCGCGATTTGAAACGCCAAGAGCATCGTCGCGCGCGACGAATCGAGCAGAAGCAAATCGAAAAAGAACTGCTGGAGGAGTCATGACCGATGCAAACGGCCGCGACGCGCATGAGTCCAAAATCCGCGACATCATGGCGATGTACGATGAGAATGCGGGGCTCAAGGATGACAATGTCAGGCTCCAGCACGCCCTCGACATTGCCAGGCAGAAGGCTATCCATTTCGAGGGCGAGCTGGCTGACCTCAAGGTTCAGCGTGACTACTATCTGGCGCAAGTTGTTTCCTTCCGCGAGAAGTTCGGCCAGCTCAAGGAAAGCTCGATCCTCATGGCTCGGATGGTCGCCCAGATGATCGACGACTCGACATCAGGGCAAGCGCAGATTGAGCGACAATAGCGACACTCCCGGAATGGACTGAGAGGGAGGCTTAAATGAAGATCATCGCCCAATGCGTCGGATGTAAGACCAAGCGTGAAATCGACGAGGCCGAATCCGATAGGCTGTCCTCCGACCATAGCGTTCCGATGTGCGACAAGTGTTTCATGCCGATGGTGGCGGTCAGCGCGGAAGAAGACCGTTTTGAGAAGGTTGGCTGGAAGAAAATCCAACGAGGTGGCCGATGAAGATGTCCGAATTGATCTTAGCGGTTGGCGACGAAAACGTCGTCTTTCAAAACCTATTGAACGACGCGCATTCTGTCGACAAAACCAAGCACGGAACAAAGATCACATTCTACACGAACAGCATTCAGGCGGAGGAACTGTTCGGCGGCGGCCAGACAAAGAAAATCGGCCTTGTGGTGTGGCTGCCGAGAGATCGAGTTGACGCAGCCGTTGCAGCAGAGAAGCGCAGTCTTGCGGAAGGGCCGGGCGAGTGAGAATCATCGCTTTGGACTTCGAAACTTTTTTCTCGACCGAGTTCACTCTGTCAAAAATGACGACCGAGTCTTACATTCGCGATCCGCGGTTCGAAGCCCACGGCGCGGCGATCAAGTGGAGCGCAAACGAGCCTGCGGGGTGGTACAATGAGAGCGCACTCAAGAAAGTATTGGCGCAACAGGATTGGTCTGACACGGCTGTCATCTGCCATCATGCGCAATTTGATTGTCTTATACTTGCTCATCATTACGGTGTGCGGCCTCGTTTTATTTTTGATACTTTATCCATGGCTCGTCTTCTTCTGGGCAATCATCTGTCTGTTAGCCTGGATAGCGTCCGCAAGCACTTTAATATGTCGGCCAAGCAAACCCCCTACGAGCTGTTCAAAGGACGACATTGGCACGAGCTGACGCCCGACGTGCAGCGCCTGGTGGCGCAGGGGTGCGAGGATGAGGTGGAAAGCATATGGGCGCTGTTTCAGCGACTGGCTGAGGACTTTCCGAAGGGCGAATACGAGCTAGTAGATTGTACGATTAGAATGTTTACCGAGCCCACGCTGCGCGGCGACATCGATCTGCTCGGCAAGATTTGGAGCGAGGAAAATGAGCGAAAATTTGATGTTCTTTCTGCTCTACGGATCGGCGCTGCTGATCTTCAGTCTGCTGATCGCTTTGCTGATCTATTGCGCCAGGAAGGTGTGGAACCGGCTCTGAAGCAAGGAAAGAACGGCCCGATCTACGCCTTTGCCAAAACCGATGACTTCATGAAGGAGCTGCTCGATCATGACGATCCAAGAGTTAGCGGGCTGGCTCGCGCGCGTCTCGGCATCAAATCCACGGCTATCCAAAGCCGAGTTGAGTCGCTCGGATTTATGGCTGGACGCGGGCCACTATGCGTTTATCTCCGTTACGCAGGAGCCCTTACGACTCGCTGGAGCGGAGGGGATGGTAGCAACTTTCAGAACTTCAAAAGAGGGCACGCGCTTAGAAGTACGATCCTTGCCCCCGAAGGTTACGACCTCGCCGTCATCGACTCCTCCCAGATCGAGTGCCGCCTCCTCAACTGGCTCGCCGGACAATGGGATGTCGTTGACAAGTTTCGAAAGCATGAGGACCCCTACGCCGAACTCGCCAGTGCCTTCTATGGAGAGCGAATCTACAAGCCTGCTGACTCCGATCCCAGACGAGACGAGCTTACAGCTAAGCGAGGAGCTGGCAAGCAAGGCGAACTTATGTGTGGGTATGGCTGCGGGGGTCGTAAATTTACAAAGACAGCTGCAATCGGCCTGTACGGACCTCCCATTATTATCAGCGAGGCTGAAGGAGATCGGAGAGTCGCTATTTACCGCAGCAGCCACACTGCGGTCACGGCCTACTGGCGAGCCGCCGAGCAAATCCTAGGCTGCCTGGCCAACGGCGAGACGACCCAATGGGGTCCGATGCGGATCGAGAACCATCGCATGTACACCCCCTCCGGCGTGCCGCTGATCTATGACACGCTGACTTATGATCACGAACCCGATGAGAAAGGCTTCCCGACCGGCTACAAGCTCAAGACCCGGCAAGGCTGGACCCGCATGTGGGGTTCCAAGCTGGTGCAGCACGTGTGCGAGGCTCTGGCTAGGGAGATCGTAGGCGAGGCGATGAAAGTGATCAGCCGCGCCGGGATGCGCGTGGTAGGAATGAGCCACGACGAAATTTGGATACTGATTCGTAAAGACCCGGTGTGGAGCGAGAAGCAATTCAAGTATTGCTTGGATGCTCTGAAAGTGCCGCCCTCTTGGGCGCCCGATCTCCCACTCGATGCGGAGGGGAACTACGGAAGTCGCTATGAGAAGTAGTCTAGCAACCATGCTGCGCAACGTGTCGGCGCGCTTTGAGCGCAGCTACATTCCCGAACCTATGTCGGGGTGTTGGCTGTGGCTCGGAGAAATGGACAAAGCCGGCTACGGTCGATTCACTATTGGTCGGCGCGGGACGCACAAGAACACAGGCGCGCATATCGTATCTTACGTTTTGAAACATGGGCGCCTCCCACCTTCTGAGCTTGATCATCTTTGCCGCTTGCGCTGCTGCGTCAATCCTGATCACCTTGAACCTGTGACGCGATTAGAAAACTTACGTCGAGGCCGTGGGTTTGGCGGCGTCAACTTTAGAAAGACCCACTGCGACAGTGGCCACGAATTTACGCCAGAAAATACTTATGTGTGGCGAGGCGGAAAGGTCGTCATGCGGCAATGTCGCGCCTGTGGACGCGCAAAAACAAAAGCGTATTTGGGGCGAAAACGTGCAAAACAACCTAAGTGACGCCGAGCTGATCGCGCTCTTGCGCAAGCAAGTGTCGGCTTGGTTCAGCAATACTAATTTGCTCCTGTTCGAGGAGCTGTTGAGAAGGTATGAGCGAGCGAAGAAGGAGCCGAAATGACCGACACATTCAGTTTCCGCGCCGCACGACCGAAGTCAACGGGAAAGGAGGTGATGTCCGATTCCCAACCGCCATCCAATCCGGGAGGACAACATAATGCAACGCAACAGGAAGGAGGTGATGCCGAACCCGCGCCTAGGCGCAAACGCCGCACGCGCGCCGAGATCGAGGCTGCGCAGCCGGCCAAAGAGGAAGCACCCGATATGATGGTACTCAAGGCGTGCCTCATCCATTTGCGGACGCTCAAACCCGCGGCAGCGGCGCGCGTGATCGATACCTTGGCCGTGGTGTTCAAATGACCGAGCCCATTTTCAAATACACTTGCTCGCTTGCGGAGTTCCAGGCCGGAATGCCGAGCGACGAATACATACGGCGCTACGAAGCATGGTGTTTCGGACTGACGATCGAGCAATATCGCGCCGCGCTCGCATCCGGTCGGCGGTTGTTCAGGATAGTGCGATGATCCCTCCGATTGCCATCGAGAACCAGGCGCGATTGGTGGTCGACTTGCTGCTGGCGTGGGCGGTCGTCGCCGGCCCTATCGCAGTCCTCATCTGTGCCTGGATCGTTTGGAAAAAGCTATGAACCTTCCCGTAGCCAGCTACACATTTTTAAATACGTGGTCGATTTGCAATCATCAGGCCGCGCGCAAATATATCATCAAGGACTTGCCCAAGGAACCCGAGTCGCCCGAAATGAAGTACGGCAACGACGTGCACAACGCCATGGAGAAGCGTCTCGACCCCACGGCGCCGCATCCTCTGGTCGATCGCTTCGCTCAGTACGAGCCGTTCGCCGCGGCGCTCGATGGACGTGGCGTCGTACCCGAGATGAAGCTCGGCATCACGGCGCAGGGCGCCGCTGTGGGCTTCTGGGACAGCTCCGTGTGGCTGCGCGGGAAGCTCGATGCGCCGATCGTCGGCCAGCAGTCGGCCGTGCTGCTTGACTGGAAGACTGGCAAGGTGCGCGAGGACCCTTACGAGCTGGAAATTCAAGCGCTCTTGCTCCAGGCCAAGCACCCCGAGATCAAGATGATCGTCGGTCGTTACGTCTGGCTCAAGGAAAACCGCCTGGGCGAGCCGCACGACTGCTCGGACACTGCGACAACGTGGAAACGCGTCCACAAGACTATGGATGACGTGGCGCACGCGATCAAGATGGAAACGTTCGAGAAGACGCCAGGTGCGCTTTGCGGCTGGTGTCCCGTGATGGATTGCAAACATAACAGGAAACCTAAATGAAAGTCGTCCGCGTCACGCTCAAGCAAACCCCGACCATCTGGTTCGACCGCCCGTTGGCCGAGGGCGACAGTTTCGCCGCACTGGTCGGCATGGTGCGGGTCAACGGCTACTTCATGACCGACACCGTGTACATCCAGCACGACCAGATCGCTCACATGATCGTGGTCGAGTTTGGGGACGCTGAGAAGCCGCTCGATTTTACCAAAGCGAGGATGCAATGAGAAATTCAAATACGATCAAAAACCTTTCTATTGCGCTCGAAGCACTTTCGCGCATTCCTGACAGTGTAAGTCTTTCTTTGCGCGTGCACGATCTCTTGGACAAAGCTCTTTTTGAGGATGAAAATCCCACGCCTTCGACGGAGCCGGTTAAAAATCATCTCGACAACGAGATTCCATTCTGATGAAAACTCCCGAGGGCTACGAAAAGGACGAGATCAAAACCTACCTGAAGGGTCTCGGCTGCTTTTTCTTCTCTCCCTACATGGCGGGGTTCGGCAAGAGTGGTGTGCCCGACATCGTGGCGTGCATCGAAGGCCGGTTCTGGGGCATCGAAGTCAAGCGGGAAGGCAAAGTCCCCACGACGATCCAGAAGCGACGCATGGCTGAGATCGAGGAAGCAGGCGGGCTCGTGGTTGCGGGCACCGCGGAGGTGGTCATAAGGACGATCGAGACATGGCGACTAAAGGTGAAGTGATTCGCGCTTTGTCCGGCAGGATGAAGCAGATTTTTTGGTTTGTGGCTACGCATCCGCACGGCGTTATGCGAAAAGAAATTTTTGATTATCTATATGAAGATGATCCTGATGGCGGCCCCGAGAGTGAGCACATAATTTGGACTCTTGTCACCTATCTCAACGCGCGACTTGCGCCAAGCGGCTTGATTGTCCGCAAGGAATTTGCGCGTCGACATATGTGTGGCTATCAGCTCCGTCGTCTCGACAATGGCCATATCTGGATGCCGTTCGTATGATCGACCTCTACCACGATCGCAACAGGAACCTGTTGGTCTACCGCGGCTGCGATCCCGCGCGCGTGGAGCACTACCTGCCCGAGGCCCGCAAGGTCAACGGCTCATGCGTGGCCGTGCCGACGACGCTGCGCAATTGCCAAATATTGCGGCTGCTTGAGTATCCGAT